AAAAGATTTCATGGTAGTAGATTTAAAGATACCTTTGAGATTATTGTATCTGGACATGTAGCAGTTTTATTTCATACTGGTAATACAGAAGATGATACTGAAGGGTGTGCTTTACTTGGTATGAGTGTTGGAATGTTAGGAAAGAGAAGAGCAGTACTTAACTCTCGTAAAGCATTTGAAAGGTTTATGAAGATTATGGGAGATAGTCAAGAAGCTACTTTGGAGGTAGTCTAATGAATATTCTAGGTAAACTTTTTGGGTCGACAAAGATAGTAGAGGCTGTAACTGGTACCATTGCAGAAGGTGGAATACTTGAAAAGGCCTTCTATACTTCTGAGGAGAAGGCAGATAATAAGTTGAAGGGTATGGCACTTTGGCTTAAGATTCAGGAAGTTACTGCACAAGAGAATAGTCTTAAGTCAATTACTAGACGTGTTCTTGCGTGGTTTGTTATAGGTAACTTCTTTATTGTATTTGATATAGGTGTTGTTCTAATCATTCTTGATAAACTTGAGAAGGTTAAAGTATTAAAGGGTTGGATGATAGATAACAATGTACCTTGGATGGTACTTTCTGTTATCATTTTCTATTTTGGATACTATGGAGTTCAAATGATAAAGGGTGCAAAAAATGCCTAATATAGTTCATGGTAATAGTGATGGACGGATAGACTCTACCCTTCTTGGGACAGACCTAGATTATACATACCCTTATGAATTAGACATAAAGCCTGATTCTAAAGTACATAAGAAGATTGTTTCAGAAGTTCTAAGTAGGGCTAGAGAAAGTCATAACTTAGTCAATAAACGAGTTGACTCCTGGAATGAGATTGAAAGGGTAATGACTGCGTATATTGATCTTAGTGAAGATGAGAAGGATATAAAGAACGCAGATAGTCGTAAGCCTGTGTCGATAGTATTTCCATACAGTTACGTTATAATGGAAACTCTACTTACATATTTAGTAATGGCCTTCCTTCAAGACCCTATTATTAAATACATGGGTGTATCACCAGAAGATCAAATTGGCGCTATGATGCTTGAGAAGGTTGTCCAGAACCAGTGTAATGCGTTTAAGGTTGGGCTTTCTCTTCATACATTCTTGCGTGACTCCTTAGTTTATGGAATAGGTACTGGAGCACCTACATGGAAAACTAAGTCAGGAATTAGAATAAGGGAAGATGAAGGTGGATTTATGAGCTTCTTCCGTGGGCATGGAAATAAGACCTACGAAGAAGAAATACTTTATGAAGGAAACGCTCTAAATAATGTTGACCCTTACTTATCACTTCCTGATCCAAGGACACCTTCACAACGTATTCAGGATAGTGAATACACTGGGTGGATAGATAGAACATCATACATTGCTCTTTTAAGAGAAGAGAAGTTAGCTAAAGATGTTTTTAATGTAAAGTATTTGAAGGGTGTTAATTTAAAGAGAAGTTCTATATTCTCTGAGAATGAATCTGATAGGAATAAGAAGACTGGTATTAGTAGTTATCAATCCTATGATGTTCGTATATCAAGTCCTGTAGATGTTATCTATTTGTATATTGATTTGATTCCTAAGGATTGGGAATTAGGTACTTCTGAATATCCAGAGAAGTGGCTCTTTGGTGTGGCTAATGATTGTGTAGTTATTAAAGCTAAGAAGTTAGGACTTGCTCATGGAATGTATCCTCTTATTTCTGCATCTCCTGACTTTGATGGTTATTCAATACTACCGTTGGCAAGGACTGAAATACTTTATGGTATGCAGAACGTGCTTGACTTCTTATTCAATTCACATATTGCTAATACTAGAAAAGCAGTAAATGATGTATTGATAGTTGATCCATACCTAGTTAACATTGATGACTTGAAAGACCCAGACCCTGGGAAACTTGTTAGACTACGTAGACCTGCGTGGGGAAAGGGGGTTAAGGACGCTGTTCAGCAATTAGAAGTAAATGATATAACACGTGCTAACATTGCTGACACTTCATTTATTATTAACTGGATGCAGAAGATAGGTGGGGCTGATGAAAGTATGATGGGTGCTCTACGTCAGGGTGGCCCTGATCGTCTTACTGGACAGGAGTTTCAAGGAACACGTGCTGGCGCTGTTTCCCGTATGGAAAGAATTGCTAAGGTAATAAGTCTACAAGCATTTCAAGACATGGGATATATGTTTGCTAGTCATACACAACAGTTAATGTCCAAGGATTCTTATGTTAAGATAGCTGGCCGGTGGCAACAGGAATTGGCGGAAGTATATGGCGGTGAAACTTCTCATTTGAAGGTTACTCCTTGGGATATTTTAGTTGATTATGATGTAGAAATTAAAGATGGTAGTGTTCCTGGAAATGGTGATGTTAAGGGAATGTCTAGGTTGTATGAAACATTAGCAAAGAATCCTGGACTTGCACAGAAGTTTGATATGGGAAGAATACTTGAATGGTTAGCTACTGAAATGGGAGTAAGGAATGTTGGTGATTTTAGGATAAAGACAAAAGTTGTTCCTGACGAAGTAGCTATGCGAGCAAGAGAAAGGGGGAACATTGTTCCTACTGGTGGTAACGTATGAGTGAGTATAAAAGTTCCGTAAGAGCAATTACTGATTTTATGGGAAGTACTGTTTGGACGGACATAAAGTACGAACTTGGTTTGTGGGTTAAGGATCTTCATGAGAAGATGGAAGACCCAGATGGTATGCTTACTTTTGAGGATTTAAGAAGGCATCAGGGTAATATTGAAACTATTAGGAATGTTTCTAATATGCCCCAGAATATAATTGACAATATCTTAGATGATAAAGAAAGAGAGGAAAAGTCATGAGTGATGAATTACAGAAAGAACTAGATGATATGATAGGTGGTTTAGGCGAGACTTCCGCTGAGGAGGAAACCAAAACATCTACCGAAGAAGAAACAGATGTTAAATCTACTGAGGAAGAATCTACTGGGGAAAAGCCTGCAGAAGAGGAAACCAAAGAAGAGGAAGTATCTACTGACGAGGAGTCCGAAACCGAAACTGCGCTGACAGAAAAGGAAGAGGATAAAGAGGGAGAAGCTTTACAAGTTGAGAAACTGCTTAAAAGAATTGAGGAGCTTACTGTTGTCGAACCTATTGAATCTGTTAAGCCTACTGATAAGAAAGACGAGGTTATTTCGAAAGAGGAAAAACCGATAGAGGTGAAAGAGGTAGAAGCTGACTCTACAAAGATAGACTTTATAGGTGATGCTAAGATAGATGATTTGGTTGATGATAAAGATAAGCTCAATGCAGTGTTTCAGGCAGTCCATGCTAGGGCTGTTAGTGACTCTAATAAACAGGTGTATGAGAAAGTTCTTCGTGCTATTCCTGAGATTGTCTTAGGACATATTAATAGGAATGCGTCTGTAGGTGGGCTGGTTAAAGATTTTTATGATGCTAATAAAGATCTAGTACCGGTGAAGAAGACTGTTGCCGCTGTTGCAAATACTCTACACGCTGAGCATCCTGATTGGGATTTGCCAAGGGTGTTTAAAGAAGCTGCTCCTAAGACGAGAGAGATTTTGGGTATGGGAAAACCGGTGAAGAAAGACAGTAAGGAGTTTGATGATCCTGCGTTTGCTGATGTAGATGCAAATGGTAAACAAACTGTTAAAACTGATCCTAATTCTCAGCAGTCCCAGATTAATGATTTACTTGGTTTTTAATGGAGGAAAGTGGTTATGCTTGAAAGACGAGATATACACCTTGGTGGAATTGGTATAGGTGATCTTCGTTCTAGTGGGACTTTGAGTCAGAGTGGGAATGTTGTGTTCCTTACTGACGATGATCTTTCTATGGACATAAATGACCTTATGGTTAGGGTCTCTGTAACAGGTGCTGGGGATAGGGTTGTTACCCTTCCTTCTGTTAGGGAGGCTGCTGGTAGGATATTTACTATTTATGCGGTTGAAGTTACTACTGGTTCATTGACAGCACAGGACCTGGGTGATGATGCTGCTCTTACCGACTTGACATTTACTACTGGCCAGTTTAGTGTTATTTATTCTGACGGTTATATGTGGCATGTCCTTGCTGGTCAGACTAGTTAAAGGAGGTCAATGCTATGAGTTGGAAAGGAGACTTAATTAAAGCTGGGATTGAGTCAGATGGTAGTAACATTAACATCTGGCGTGGTAATCTCACTATTTATGGAGGATTGACCTTTACAGGTGGGGCTGAATTTGGAGGTTCTATTACCTTCGAAGATGACCTCATACTTGAGGGTCAACTTTTATCTACGGGGACGGTAGCTAAGGGTATAGATTTTACTGACGCAACTCTTACTCAAGGCTGGGAAAATGGATTCTTTGTTTGTGGCTCTGGAAATGGTGCAACTGGTGACCAACACTCAGTAACTACAACAGATTTCTATATTCCTATCCAAGTGAATATGGTTAGTATTGCTAACCCAACTGCGCCGACCCATTTTACAGCAGCCATGTTTCGAACTGACATTTCTACTGCTGACCAGGATCAGACGCTATGTAATCCAATAGCTGTACGTGCCAAGATAGCGAAAGATATCTATGGTGGTTCTGGTATCAATGTAGATATGGAAGTAAGTGATCCTATTGCCATTGGTACTGAGTCACTTAAAGCTGGTTACTTTGCTATTAGTGGTGATGGTGCAATTACTTGTACTGGTGATTGTAATGTCCTTGAGGCTGTGTACAAGCAGACTAATGGTGGTGGTGGAGTAGATAATGTTGCTCAGTTCCACTGTAATGCTGCTGATTGTTCGATTGCAGATATTCTTCACCTTCGTAATGTTGCTGGAACAGTTACTAATGGGCTCTTTATCGAAGGCACTATGACAACTGGTATAGTTGTTGGTTCAGGCTGTACTACTGGTATTAGTGTTGATAGTGTAACTGATTCCACAAGTGCTACAACAGGTTCTATCCATACCGATGGTGGTATAGGTATTGCTAAGAAGTTGTGGGTTGGTGGGACTTCAAGACTTGTTGGTGCAGTTACTTGTGATGCATCTATTTCGGTTGATGGAGTGACTGATTCATCTAGTGCAGTAACTGGGTCAATTCATACTGATGGTGGAGTTGGTATTGCAAAGGCTCTTTGGGTTGGTACAACTATTACAGGTGCTGACTTACTTACCCTTTCAGGGAATACCGGTATTAACTTTACTGGTACTGCCATTACAAAAGGCATTGACTTTGCAAATTGTACTATGGCAGTACCAGTAAAGTTAATACCGGTATTAACTTTACTGGTACTGCCATAGTACAATTTGCAAAGTCAATGCCTTTTGTAATGGCAGTACCAGTAAAGTTAATACCGGTATTCCCTGAAAGGGTAAGTAAGTCAGCACCTGTAATAGTTGTACCAACCCAAAGAGCCTTTGCAATACCAACTCCACCATCAGTATGAATTGACCCAGTTACTGCACTAGATGAATCAGTCACTCCATCAACCGAAATAGATGCATCACAAGTAACTGCACCAACAAGTCTTGAAGTCCCACCAACCCACAACTTCTTAGCAATACCTATACCACCATCGGTATGGATAGAACCTGTTGTAGCACTTGTGGAATCAGTTACACTATCAACACTAATACCAGTAGTACAGCCTGAACCAACAACTATACCAGTTGTCATAGTGCCTTCGATAAAGAGCCCATTAGTAACTGTTCCAGCAACATTACGAAGGTGAAGAATATCTGCAATCGAACAATCAGCAGCATTACAGTGGAACTGAGCAACATTATCTACTCCACCACCACCATTAGTCTGCTTGTACACAGCCTCAAGGACATTACAATCACCAGTACAAGTAATTGCACCATCACCACTAATAGCAAAGTAACCAGCTTTAAGTGACTCAGTACCAATGGCAATAGGATCACTTACTTCCATATCTACATTGATACCAGAACCACCATAGATATCTTTCGCTATCTTGGCACGTACAGCTATTGGATTACATAGCGTCTGATCCTGGTCAGCAGTAGAAATGTCAGTTCGAAACATGGCTGCTGTAAAATGGGTCGGCGCAGTTGGGTTAGCAATACTAACCATATTCACTTGGATAGGAATATAGAAATCTGTTGTAGTTACTGAGTGTTGGTCACCAGTTGCACCATTTCCAGAGCCACAAACAAAGAATCCATTTTCCCAGCCTTGAGTAAGAGTTGCGTCAGTAAAATCTATACCCTTAGCTACCGTCCCCGTAGATAAAAGTTGACCCTCAAGTATGAGGTCATCTTCGAAGGTAATAGAACCTCCAAATTCAGCCCCACCTGTAAAGGTCAATCCTCCATAAATAGTGAGATTACCACGCCAGATGTTAATGTTACTACCATCTGACTCAATCCCAGCTTTAATTAAGTCTCCTTTCCAACTCATAGCATTGACCTCCTTTAACTAGTCTGACCAGCAAGGACATGCCACATATAACCGTCAGAATAAATAACACTAAACTGGCCAGTAGTAAATGTCAAGTCGGTAAGAGCAGCATCATCACCCAGGTCCTGTGCTGTCAATGAACCAGTAGTAACTTCAACCGCATAAATAGTAAATATCCTACCAGCAGCCTCCCTAACAGAAGGAAGGGTAACAACCCTATCCCCAGCACCTGTTACAGAGACCCTAACCATAAGGTCATTTATGTCCATAGAAAGATCATCGTCAGTAAGGAACACAACATTCCCACTCTGACTCAAAGTCCCACTAGAACGAAGATCACCTATACCAATTCCACCAAGGTGTATATCTCGTCTTTCAAGCATAACCACTTTCCTCCATTAAAAACCAAGTAAATCATTAATCTGGGACTGCTGAGAATTAGGATCAGTTTTAACAGTTTGTTTACCATTTGCATCTACATCAGCAAACGCAGGATCATCAAACTCCTTACTGTCTTTCTTCACCGGTTTTCCCATACCCAAAATCTCTCTCGTCTTAGGAGCAGCTTCTTTAAACACCCTTGGCAAATCCCAATCAGGATGCTCAGCGTGTAGAGTATTTGCAACAGCGGCAACAGTCTTCTTCACCGGTACTAGATCTTTATTAGCATCATAAAAATCTTTAACCAGCCCACCTACAGACGCATTCCTATTAATATGTCCTAAGACAATCTCAGGAATAGCACGAAGAACTTTCTCATACACCTGTTTATTAGAGTCACTAACAGCCCTAGCATGGACTGCCTGAAACACTGCATTGAGCTTATCTTTATCATCAACCAAATCATCTATCTTAGCATCACCTATAAAGTCTATCTTTGTAGAGTCAGCTTCTACCTCTTTCACCTCTATCGGTTTTTCCTCTTTCGAAATAACCTCGTCTTTCTTATCAGTAGGCTTAACAGATTCAATAGGTTCGACAACAGTAAGCTCCTCAATTCTTTTAAGCAGTTTCTCAACTTGTAAAGCTTCTCCCTCTTTATCCTCTTCCTTTTCTGTCAGCGCAGTTTCGGTTTCGGACTCCTCGTCAGTAGATACTTCCTCTTCTTTGGTTTCCTCTTCTGCAGGCTTTTCCCCAGTAGATTCTTCCTCAGTAGATTTAACATCTGTTTCTTCTTCGGTAGATGTTTTGGTTTCCTCCTCAGCGGAAGTCTCGCCTAAACCACCTATCATATCATCTAGTTCTTTCTGTAATTCATCACTCATGACTTTTCCTCTCTTTCTTTATCATCTAAGATATTGTCAATTATATTCTGGGGCATATTAGAAACATTCCTAATAGTTTCAATATTACCCTGATGCCTTCTTAAATCCTCAAAAGTAAGCATACCATCTGGGTCTTCCATCTTCTCATGAAGATCCTTAACCCACAAACCAAGTTCGTACTTTATGTCCGTCCAAACAGTACTTCCCATAAAATCAGTAATTGCTCTTACGGAACTTTTATACTCACTCATACGTTACCACCAGTAGGAACAATGTTCCCCCTTTCTCTTGCTCGCATAGCTACTTCGTCAGGAACAACTTTTGTCTTTATCCTAAAATCACCAACATTCCTTACTCCCATTTCAGTAGCTAACCATTCAAGTATTCTTCCCATATCAAACTTCTGTGCAAGTCCAGGATTCTTTGCTAATGTTTCATACAACCTAGACATTCCCTTAACATCACCATTTCCAGGAACACTACCATCTTTAATTTCTACATCATAATCAACTAAAATATCCCAAGGAGTAACCTTCAAATGAGAAGTTTCACCGCCATATACTTCCGCCAATTCCTGTTGCCACCGGCCAGCTATCTTAACATAAGAATCCTTGGACATTAACTGTTGTGTATGACTAGCAAACATATATCCCATGTCTTGAAATGCTTGTAGACTTATTACCTTAGCAATTCTTTCCATACGGGAAACAGCGCCAGCACGTGTTCCTTGAAACTCCTGTCCAGTAAGACGATCAGGGCCACCCTGACGTAGAGCACCCATCATACTTTCATCAGCCCCACCTATCTTCTGCATCCAGTTAATAATAAATGAAGTGTCAGCAATGTTAGCACGTGTTATATCATTTACTTCTAATTGCTGAACAGCGTCCTTAACCCCCTTTCCCCACGCAGGTCTACGTAGTCTAACAAGTTTCCCAGGGTCTGGGTCTTTCAAGTCATCAATGTTAACTAGGTATGGATCAACTATCAATACATCATTTACTGCTTTTCTAGTATTAGCAATATGTGAATTGAATAAGAAGTCAAGCACGTTCTGCATACCATAAAGTATTTCAGTCCTTGCCAACGGTAGTATTGAATAACCATCAAAGTCAGGAGATGCAGAAATAAGAGGATACATTCCATGAGCAAGTCCTAACTTCTTAGCTTTAATAACTACACAATCATTAGCCACACCAAAGAGCCACTTCTCTGGATATTCAGAAGTACCTAATTCCCAATCCTTAGGAATCAAATCAATATACAAATAGATAACATCTACAGGACTTGATATACGAACATCATAGGATTGATAACTACTAATACCAGTCTTCTTATTCCTATCAGATTCATTCTCAGAGAATATAGAACTTCTCTTTAAATTAACACCCTTCAAATACTTTACATTAAAAACATCTTTAGCTAACTTCTCTTCTCTTAAAAGAGCAATGTATGATGTTCTATCTATCCACCCAGTGTATTCACTATCCTGAATACGTTGTGAAGGTGTCCTTGGATCAGGAAGTGATAAGTAAGGGTCAACATTATTTAGAGCGTTTCCTTCATAAAGTATTTCTTCTTCGTAGGTCTTATTTCCATGCCCACGGAAGAAGCTCATAAATCCACCTTCATCTTCCCTTATTCTAATTCCTGACTTAGTTTTCCATGTAGGTGCTCCAGTACCTATTCCATAAACTAAGGAGTCACGCAAGAATGTATGAAGAGAAAGCCCAACCTTAAACGCATTACACTGGTTCTGGACAACCTTCTCAAGCATCATAGCGCCAATTTGATCTTCTGGTGATACACCCATGTATTTAATAATAGGGTCTTGAAGGAAGGCCATTACTAAATATGTAAGTAGAGTTTCCATTATAACGTAACTGTATGGAAATACTATCGACACAGGCTTACGACTATCTGCGTTCTTTATATCCTTCTCATCTTCACTAAGATCAATATACGCAGTCATTACCCTTTCAATCTCATTCCAGGAGTCAACTCGTTTATTGACTAAGTTATGACTTTCTCTAGCCCTACTTAGAACTTCTGAAACAATCTTCTTATGTACTTTAGAATCAGGCTTTATGTCTAATTCATAAGGGTATGTATAATCTAGGTCTGTCCCAAGAAGGGTAGAGTCTATCCGTCCATCACTATTACCATGAACTATATTAGGCATTTTTTGCACCCTTTATCATTTGAACTCCATAGTATCCAAAATAGAAAATGATAACAGAAAGTACCATCCAAGGTACATTGTTATCTATCATCCAACCCTTTAATACTTTAACCTTCTCAAGTTTATCAAGAATGATTAGAACAACACCTATATCAAATACAATAAAGAAGTTACCTATAACAAACCACGCAAGAACACGTCTAGTAATTGACTTAAGACTATTCTCTTGTGCAGTAACTTCCTGAATCTTAAGCCAAAGTGCCATACCCTTCAACTTATTATCTGCCTTCTCCTCAGAAGTATAGAAGGCCTTTTCAAGTATTCCACCTTCTGCAATGGTACCAGTTACAGCCTCTACTATCTTTGTCGACCCAAAAAGTTTACCTAGAATATTCATTAGACTACCTCCAAAGTAGCTTCTTGACTATCTCCCATAATCTTCATAAACCTTTCAAATGCTTTACGAGAGTTAAGTACTGCTCTTCTCTTTCCTAACATTCCAACACTCATACCAAGTAAAGCACACCCTTCAGTATCATCTTCTGTATTACCAGTATGAAATAAAACTGCTACATGTCCAGATACAATAATCTCAAAGGTATCTTTAAATCTACTACCATGAAATCTTTT